GGCATTGTCGGGGGTGCCGGGGGTGGTGGGGGGGGTGGTGTGGGGCATGGCGGGTTTAGGCGTTTTGCGGGGTGATGGGGTCTGGCACGGCGACGTCGATGGTGAGGTTCATGGCGCGGATAAAGTGCTTTTGGTACTCGCACAGCGCAAAGGGGTTGTCGGCGTGAACAGTCTTTGCGCTGCTGAGGTGCAGGAGTGCTCCGCCCCGGTACGCCTGCACCGGGTCGGCCTCGCCGCCCAGCAGCACGGGCTTGCCGCCGGCAAAGATGGGCTGGGCAAAGTCGACCATGCTGCGGGCGACCCAGGCGGCCTGCGAGTCGTCGTGCAGCGGGCCGCTGGCGCGGATGGTGACGCCGGCGGGGGTGTCGGTGATGTCGAGGGTGATGTGCGCCATGGCTGCCGCTTTCGCTGGTTTACGCGCCGCGCACGTAGGTGCCCACGTGCACAGGCAGCGTGGTGTTTTTGTCTTTGATGGCGGTGGCCAGCTCTTCGGCCATTTGCTGCCTGTGTTCGTCGAGCTTGATGGCGCGCAGCGCGAAGGTGGGCTTGGCCTCGCTGGTGAGCACGCCCACGCGCAGGGCGATGGCGTGCGCTGGCAAAAAGCTGTAAGGCTTCACGGTGAAGGTGATGACGCCGGGCAGGGTGCCGGCGTTGCCCCGGGCGGTGACGCTCTCCAGCGTGCTGCGGGTGGCGCTGAGCTGCTGGTCCTGTGTGTTTTGGCGGCGCATGGCTTCGATGCTCAAGTCCCGCACGGCGGCGATGGCGTGGGGGAGGTTGATGGGCTCCCCGCCCAGGTTGGCGCTGGCCTGGATGTGGTCTGCCCACTCTTCCATGAATTCGGCCAGGTCGCGCTGCGACAGGTTGCGCCCCCCGCTGGCTGCGGCGACGGCCTTGTAGGCGGCGGTTTGCTCTGGCGCCAGCTTGACGGTGTTGTCGGCATGGCCGGGCTCGGTGGGGGTGCCCAGGTTGAGGATGGCGGTGGCGGTGAGGTTGTCGCCGTTGACGAAGATGCTGGCGCCGTATTCTTTGTGGGTGTTGATGTAGGCGGCAAAGCTGGGCAGGCTGGCCGTGGTGACGGTGCCGCGTGCCCGGCGGCGGGTGGGGTGGTATTGCTCGATGTCGTGCAGGGTCATCGAGTTGGGGAGGGCGAGGGCGTAGACGCCGCTGTCCGTTGCGGATTGAAATTGCATGCTGGCCGCGCCAATGGCATCGGCTTGCTGCAGGGCTTCGAGGGCTTCGGGTGTGAACATGGGGTGGGCTTTCAAAAGGGTGGGTTGGTGGGTGGCGGGCGTTGGCAGATCGGTCAGCCGCCAGCAGCGCTGATATGCACCTGGCCGTGCAGGTCCACCTGCGGGGGCAGCAGGGTGACGCGGCCGTGGCGGCCCACGTACAGGGTGGTTTTGCGTGTTTGCTCTTCGATGCTGCGGCCGTCTTGCGTGGGGCGGGTGAACTTGAGCGTGTGCTCGCAGTGCACCTGGGTGGTGTGCTCGATGGGCTTGAAGACAAGCTCCAGCACGACTTTGCCGTTTTCGGCGTGGTCCACCGCGCCGGCGGCGGCCTGGCTGATGGCGATGCTGAGGGCGCGCTTCAAAAGGCCGGCGTCCAGGTCGTCGATGAGCTGGGCCACGTCGGTGGGGGTGGCGCTGTCTTGCGCGGGGGTGGGCGGGTTGGGTTTGGCGGTCATGTTGGCTCCGGTGGTGGTTGGGGTGATGGGTGAAGGGTTACTGCCTCGCGTCTGCGCTGCAACGGATCTCGTTGGGCGCGTGATGGGCGGTGCTTGTGGTGGTGGCTGCCCCGGCCTTGTCACCCCAGCGCGGCGTGGCCAGGTGCACGCTGTGGATGACGCCGTGCAGCTCGTTGTTGTGGCTGTACAGGCGGCTGAATTCGCAGTGCAGCGCGGCGCCGGGCTTGAGGTGGGGGCCGTGCAGGCGCATGAATTCGTCGGCCTCGGGGCCGCACCAGGTGGCGGTGACGCGCTGCACGCCTGCGCCGCGCCGCTCCAGCAGTTGCAGCAGCAGTTGCTGTTCGCCCGCGCTGGTGCGCTGGGTGTAGATGCCGGCGCGCATGAAGAGCGTGCCGCGTGCGGTGAGGTGGCCGGCGGTGTCTGGCATGGCGCTACCCTGCCAGGCCAAGGGTGGCGGCGTGGCGGTTGATGATGTCCAGCGCTATGCCGCCCCAGCGCTGCCATGCGTAGCCGGCGGCAATGCAGATGACGACGACGAGGGCGGCTACGCCGATGATGTGCAGCCAGGGGCCGGGGGCGTTGCTGTCGCCGTGCGGGCTGAGGTTGCGCCAGTCGGGCGGGTCTTTGGGGTCGTCCCGGCCCTGTGCGCGGGCGGCCTGGGCTTGCTGGGCGCGGGCGCGCACGGCGGCAAGGTCGACCGTGGGCGGGACGGTGTTGGTGAGCCAGAAGTTGCCGCCGGCAATCTCGTCGCGCGGTTTGCCGTAGGGCTGGGCCAGCGCCTGGCAGCCAAGGCGTGCCGCGCAGCCCTGCTGGCCGTGGCAGTCGTCGGGGTCAGGGCAGCAGATCATGGCGCACCGCCTTCCATGCTGCCCACCATGAGCAGGCCCAGCAGCACGATGAACACGAGCGGCCAGAACCAGGGTGGGTTGCCCAGGCGCTGGGCCCATGCCTCAAGGGCGAAGGGGTTCACGCCAGCACCTGCTGCGCAATGGCCCGCACGATGTGCCCCTGGCCGCGCTGGGCGGCGATGCGGGCGCGGCGGTATTCGGGGCCTTGCTTGCGCTCCTTGTTGCCCTTGGCGTCGGTGTCGATCCAGCTGGTGGCGTCGTCAATGCGGCGCAGCGGGCGGGTGACAAGGGCGACGGGGCCGCGCTTGTAAACGGCGATCTGCGCCTGACGGCGCGGGCTGAGTTTGGCGATGCGCTGGGCCTCGGTGGGCTTGGCGCGACGGGCTTTGGATGGCTTCACATTCACTCCTGCCCAGCTGCTCGGGTGGCTGGGATGGGTGAATATTACCCGCAGGTATATTTACCTGTCAATACCCCAAGGTAAATATTTTTTCAAAGTCGCAAAAAAACCGCCTCGCGGGCGGTTGGGTGGGGTGGGCGGGCTTAAGTCAAGGGCGTCAACGCAGTGCCGCAATGCTTGCACTTGCGGGCGTCTTTGCGCACCAGCTCGCGGCAGTCCGGGCAGCGCACGTGGGTGTCGGGTGTGATGGCTTCGCTGGGCTCTGCGGGTGCGACCACAATGGTCGGCGCAGGCTTGCCCAGCACCAGCACGATCAGGCCAACCAGCAGCGGACTGAGCAACAGGCTGAGGATGAAATAGCCAAAGCCGGCGCGCTGATTGGCAGAGGCGATGACGCCGACGATGACGCTGCCGATGAACCAGAGGATGAGGATTTCCATGGCCGGCTTATGACGACAGGATGACGTTGACGCTCTGCCCGTTTTTAACGGTGACCTTGTGCATGAGGTAGCCGCCTTGGCTGCTGTAGCCCACGCTCCAGGTGACCATGGTGTTGACGAAGAATTCACCGTCGGCCACGCGGTCGAAGGTAAAGTTGCCCTGCGCGTCGCATTTGGTGGAGCGGGTGAGTGTGCCGTACTCCAGCACGTCGGGCTGGAAGGTTGGGTTGCGCGATACGTTGGTGCCAGAGTCGCCGGGCCCGTAGAGCGCGAACATGCGCTCCTTGGCATATTCTGTGGCTGGGATGAGCATGGCGAGTTGCCCCGCGCAGGTGACCACGCCGCCGCCGCGTTGCCGCATGAAGCCGTTGCCCCGGATCTGGTTGCTGCCGTCTTGCATAAGGCGCTCGGCTTGGGTTTTGTCAAAGGCCGCTGCCATGGCCCACACCTGGGTGGGGTTACGGGTTTGCGTTGAGCAGCCCGCCAAGAGTGCAGCCAATACGATGAAAAATGCCTTCATGCATGCTCCTGAATTGATAGTAGTCCAACGTTTAGGCCCGTCTGCTTTTGAAACGATTGAAGCAGTAAATGGTAGCGCTGAACAGGTCAAGCTGCCGCGCCATTGGATTCGGGCGGGTGCTGCTTTGCTGGCGGCTCCCGCGTCTTGATGCGCAGCAGGATGTCGTTCTCGATGTGCATGCGCTCTTCGATGTGTAGGGTGAAGTATTGGGCCTCCGTGACGTTGACGAAGGGCCACTGCGGCGGCGCCCAGTTGGCGGGCTTGTCTTCGACCCGTGTTTTGGCGTCAATGCTGGTGACGGTGGTGCTTGGCATGGCGCTGCCGGCGGGCAGATCGAACCAGCCAGCGGACAAGCGAAATGCGGCCTGTATGCCGTCTATGGTGTCAAGGCCAAGGTTTTTGCGGCCGGCTTTGCCGGGCGGGTAAAGCAGCCTTGACACGTAGGAAGGGTCTATCCCGGCGCGGGCGGCAAACTGGTTTTGCTGCAGCCCCAGGTGGCTGATCAGCTCCCTGAGCCTGCTTTGGCGGTGGGCGTCCCGGCTGGTGTCCATGGTCGCAAATTGTCCCAACACAATACCATCAGGTAAATGACCCAAAGGTATTGACGGATGAATATACCCTGGGGTAAAGTGCGGCCATGGACAAATTACTTGCATACCTCAACTCCCTCGATGTGGAGGCCCGGGCGGCGTTTGCCGAGCGCTGCCAGACGTCGGTGGGCTACCTGCGCAAGGCCGGCAGCATTGGCCAGCGGCTGAGCGAAGGGCTGTGCCTGCGGCTGAGCGCCGAGTCCGGCGGCGCCCTGGCCCCCGAGGATTTGCGCCCCGACGTGGACTGGCCCTACATGCGCCGGGCGCTGGCCGACAACTCGCAGATGAAAGGTGTTTTGACATGAAACCCAATGTAGTCACCCCCCTGAATCGCCGCAATGGCAACGTGGGCCCGGCCGTTGCCACAGATGCCCCCGCCCTGGTGGCGCTGGACGTTGACGACGCGGCCTACCACACGGCCCACGCCTACCCGGGCGGCGTGCCGGCGCTGGCGCTGCGCATGGGCATGTCGGCCAACAGCTTGTTCCACAAAGTGAGCGTGCACGACGGCACGCACCACCTGGGCCCGGCAGAGATGCGCGACATGATGCACGTCACCCAAGACGCCCGCATGCTGCACGCGCTGGCCTGGCCGTTGGGCTATGTGTGCATTGCCACGCAGGCGGGCACGGGCGCCACCACGTTGTCGCAGGTGATGCAGATGGCCAAGGAGTTTGGCGAGGTGCTGGCGGCGGTGAATGACGCGGTGGCCGACGGCCGCGTGACGCCCAACGAGATGCAGGAGTGTGAGCGCCAGGCGGCAGAGCTGATTGGCGCGCTGAACAGCACGCTGGCAGCTGTGCGGGGGATGATGCCGGCTGCGCCGGCAGGGGTGTGCTGATGCCGCGTGTGACCGAATTGACGGTGCCGCTGTTGCTGGCCCGCACGGTGCCGGAGCATGACGGTGCCGACGCCTGCCTGTTGTGGACGGGCAGCATGGCCCGTGGCAACGAGCCGCGCATGCGTGTGAATGGTGTGCAGGTGTCGGTGCGGCGCGAGCTGTACCGGGTGGTGCACGGCCGCCGCGCCCCGCGCAATTTGCTGGTGTCTGCGCGGCACGATGGGCAGCCCTGTGACGGGCGGTGTGTGCACCCCGACCACGTGGTGGCGCGCACGCACAGTGTGGCGCACACGGGCGCGCGCATGCCGCCTGGCCACCGGCTGAACAGCGCACAGGCCAAGCAAGCCACGTCAAAGCTGTCGTGGGATGTGGTGCGTGCGATTCGCGCCAGCACCGACACCAATGTGGCCTGGGCCGATCGCGTGGGCTGCAGCAAACAGAATATTTCAATGATCCGGGCGCACAAGTGCTGGGTGGACACCGCGCATCCGTTTGCGGGTTTGCTGGCGGCGGCCGGGCAGGGGGTTGCTTCGTGATTTTTTTGACGTTGATTGAAGCCGCGCCGCGCACATCGCCCCGCCGCAGTCTGCGCCCTGCAGCAGGTGGCGTCGGTGTGGTGGCGCACTGTGTGCGCTGGCGCACGGGGGGTGGGGCATGAGCCACCACATGACAAGCGCGGTCTTCCAGTGCTTTTACGATGGCGGCAATGTGCGGCTGATCGCGCTGGCACTGGCCGACGCCTGTGTGGACGAAACGGGCGAGGGCATATTTTTGGCGGTGGACACGCTGGCGCAGATGGCCGACGTGAACCGCAGCACGGTGCAGCGCACGGTGGCCAAGCTGTTGGCAGACCGCTGGCTGCTGCGCCCTGGCGGCAACGTGGGCGGGCGAGGGCGCACCAACACCTACAACATCAACCCGGAATGGGTCACCGCCGTGGCGGTGGAGCGGGCTCGCGCGCGGCAAGCGGGCCAACGGGCGGGTAAAGTGTTGCCGCCCGTCCGTCCGGATGATGCAGGTGGCCAAAAGGGTGACAATTTGTCACCCTTTAGCGGTGCGGTCCACGGTCCTGTGGACGAGTCTGTAAAGGGTGGCAATTTGCCACCCTTTTCAAAACCCGAAAGGGTGGCAAATTCCACCATAAAGGGTGGCAAAAACGGCCTAAAGGGTGGCACAGCTATGCCACCCGAACAGGAACAGAATACCTTAACAGCCCCCCTACCCCCCTCGACGGGGGGTGAGCGCGATTTTGAACAACTCGAATCCGAATACCCCCGCCAGGACGTGGCGGACCGGGTAGCGGCCCACCGGGTTTGGCGCAAGCTGGCGCCCAACGCGCAGCGACAGGGGGCGATGCTGGTGGCCCTGCGGGCGATGAAGGCCAGCGCGCAGTGGCAGGCCGACGGCGGGCGATGGGTGCCCAAGCTGAGCCGCTGGCTGCGCGGCTGGCTGGTGGGCGACGGCCCGCCGCAGTTGCCGGGGCCTGAGCCGGTGCACGTGGCCACACCGCTGCCGCCGCGTGTGGTGCTGACGCCGGAGCAGCTCGCCGCGAACAAGGCGCGGGCGCGTGAGGCGGTGGCGGCTGCGCGGGGCGCTGGGCGTGGTGGCGCAAGGGCAGGGGCAGCGCCATGCGCCTGAGCATCACCACCAACTTCCCCGAGGTGGCCCGCGCCATGGCCACCATGCGCAGCGACATCGCCAACAAGGCGCTGGCCAGCGCCCTGAACAAAACCGCCGCGCTGGCCAAAACAGCCATGAGCCGCGAGATCCGCGACGAGTTCGTGCTGCCTGCTGCCAAGGTGGGCGCAGCGCTGCGCGTGAACCGGGCGCGGGCAGTGGGCGGGCGGTTTTTTCTGGAGGCCTCGCTGGAGTCGCCCGCCAAGCGCGGCCGCAGCCTGAACCTGGCCAACTTCGACGCACGCCAGACGGCCAAGGGCGTGAGCTTCAAGATCAAACGCGGCGGTGCGCGCAAGACCATCCCTGGCGCCTTCCTCATCAACGGCGGCAAGACGGTGATGATCCGGGTGGGCAAGGCCAGGCTGCCCATCAAAGCGCTGCAGACCATCGACGTGGCGCAGATGTTCAACACCAAGCGCATCAACGCCAGGGTGGTGCGCATGATCGAGCAGCGCCTGCCTGACGTGTTTGCCAACGAGGCGGCGTTCTACATCCGCAGGTTCAATGAGGCCAAGCCATGACCCATCACGCCGCGCCCATGCCACCCACCCCCCCGTCAAGGTACTTCCAGCGCGCCAGCCAGCACGGGTCGAAACGAGCGCGAAAAAGCGCTAGTGCATGGGTTGTGTAAATGGTGAGTAGTAAGCAAAAGGGCAAAGTAAGTGAGTAAGCAGATTTCACAAAACGCCATCGGCAGGGCCCTGGGATTGTCATCCGCCAACATGGTGAAGATGAAAAAGCAGGGCTGCCCGATGGATTCTGTGGAGTCTGCCAGAGCCTGGCGCGAAAAGCACCAGAACATCGCGGCCCGCAAGGCTGAGCCAGATGGCAAGCCGGCTACTGCATTGGGCATCGCTAGCCCGGCCAAGGCGCCAGGGGTCACTGTCGCCCAGGTGCCGGTGATCAAGGCCAACGAGGTGAAGGCCGACGGCACCGAGCTGGATGAAAGCCACGACGCAGCCCGCACCCGCCGCGAGATTGCAGAGGCCAATCTGGCCGAGATGAAGGAAGCCGAGCAGCGCGGGGAGCTGATCCGCATAGCAGCCATAAAGTCCACGTTGTCCGTGGTGTTTGCCACCACGCGCGATGCGTTGCTGCAGATCCCGGCGCGGATGGCGCCATTGCTGGCAGCTGATGCCGACCCAGCCAGCGTGCAAAACATCCTGCACGGAGAGATCCACCGGGTGCTGCACGATCTGGCCGGTGCACCTGACCGCCTTGGCCAGCTGGAGAGCGAGCCTGCATGAGTGCCCGCGATCTGCCCGACGACCACGCACGCTCGGCGGCGCTGCTTGGGCAGATCATGCACCGCTTTTTGGCGCCGCCGCCGCGCATCGATACGGCGCAATGGGCGGCAACTTACCGCCACATAGCCAAAGGGCCCGAACGCGGCCTGTGGCGCAATGAGCGCACGCCCTACCTAGTGGAGCCCATGCAGTGCGCTAGCAGCCACATGCCCTACGAGCGCGTGGTCCTGTGGTTTGCTACGCAGCTGGGCAAGAGTGAGGTGCTCTACAACAGCGTAATGCAGCGCATCCACACGGACCCGCAGGACATGATGATGGTGCAGCCCACCCTGCAGGACGCCCAGGACCACAGCGCCCAGCGCTTTCTGCCCACCATCATGCAAACCCCGGCCATGCTGGGCAAGGTGGCGGTGCGCAAAAGCCGCGACGAGTCCACCAGCTGGCGCAGCCGCAGCATCCAGGGTGGGTTTACGGTGTTTTTTGGCGGCGCCAACAGCGCCAGCAGCCTCGCCTCCAAGCCGCTGGGCTTTGCCGTGGCCGACGAAGTCGACAAATGGCCCGCTGACGTGGATAACGAAGGCCCGCCGCTGGGCCTGCTTGAGGAGCGGATGAGCAACTTTGCACGCCGAAAACTGATCATTGCCAGCACTTGCAACATCAAGGGCCAAAGCATCATCGAGCGGGAATACCTGGCCAGCGACCAGCGCAAATTCCACGTGCCGTGCCCGCACTGCGGCGAGGCCCAGGTGCTCCTGTGGGGCAGCAAGACTGAATGGGGCCTCAAGTGGCTCAAAACCGAAAGCGGCCGCGCAAGGCCAGACACCGCCGTCTATATCTGCCGCCACTGCGGCGCCGCCATTGAAGAACACCGCAAAGAAATCATGCTGTCCAACGGTGTGTGGCTGCCAGATGCCCCGGGCGCCGGCATGGGCAAGCGCGCCGGGTTTTGGCTCAACAAGCTCTACAGCCCGCTGGGCTGGAAGGGCTGGCCAGCGCTGGTGGAGGAATGGGAGGACGCCCAGGCCGCCAAGGTGGCGGGCAACAGCGCCCCGCTCAAAAAGTTCCTCAACTCATCGCTGGCCGAAACCTGGGAAGAAACCGGCAGCGGCGGCGACAGCCGCGCCATGGCAGCCCGGGCCGAGGACTACGAGCTTGGCACCGTGCCGCGTGGCGGCCTCATGCTGGTAATGGGCGTCGACACACAGCCCGACCGGCTGGAGGCCCGCGTGTGGGCCTACGGCCGGGGCGAGGAAAGCTGGCTCGTCGCCCGCCACATCATCTACGGCGACCCCAACCTCGACGAAAACACCGAGGGCAGCCCATGGACCCGCCTGACCGAAGTGCGCCGCACCCCCATCATGCATGCCAGCGGCGCCCAAATGGTCATCGAAGCCACCTGCATCGACACGGGCGGCCACAACGCCCACGCCGTGTACGCCTACTGCCGCAACCACGACCGCGCCGGCGTGCTGGCCATCAAAGGCGCCAGCCTGGCCAACCGCCCAGTCATTGGCAAGCCAAGCCTGATCGACGTGACATGGCGCGGCAAAACCCAGCCGCGCAGCCTCAAGCTGTGGCCCATCGGCACCGACACCGCCAAGCACCTCATCTATGGCCGCATGCGCGTCACCCAAGTGGGCCCGGGCTATGTGCACACGCCAAAAGCCCTGCTGACCACGGATGAGTATGAGCAAATGACCGCCGCCAGGCTGATGCCAGTCACGGTGCAGGGCCGTGCCAGCATGCGCTGGATCACCCCACACGGCAAGCGCGAAGAGGGCGGCGACTGCATGGTCTACGCCTATGCCGCCGCTTGCTACCTGGGCATCCAGACCTACCGTGAGCCCAGCTGGGCCAGGCGCGAGGCCAGATATGCGCCGCGCGAGCCCGACCTTTTCAGCGCTGCCGGCAAAAACACCCAGCCAAACCAGCCCAAACCCGAAGCAGAACAAGCGCAGACAGCTATAAAAACAGAAGCGCCCAAGCAGCCCGCCACCAACCACACCCAGCGCCTCCTGTCCGCCCGCCGTAAACCCCAAACCGCCCGCACATGGTAACCACCGCCCCCACCACAGCCAACGCCAGCACTGCCAAAAAGGCCCCGGCCAGCGCCAGCGCGCCAGACCTGTCCCGCTTTACCGCCACAGAGGACATCCTCGAAGACGTCTTCTCCCGCCTGCTGGCCATGGCGCCGCAGTTCAACGCGGCAGTCGCCAAGCAGATGGAGGCCGACCTGCGTGCCGCCTGGGGTGGCCAGCGCGTGTACGTGCCCAACAAGCGCGGCCAGGGCCGCAGCGACCGCAACGACGCCATCCGGCGCGACTTTTACCGCAACGGCGACCACATCCACCTGCTCACGCGGCGCTACAAGCTCACCCGCGTGCAGATCTGGCGCATCCTCAACCAACCCATCACCGACCAGCCTGGCCAGCCCGCCCCGCAATAGCCGGCAATGTTTCACCCCTTGCCTTGGTGATGTAACACCGCCCCGGGTTCAATGCCCGTGTGAGCGCCACAATCCCCACCATCGAGCCCAGCCTCATCACCGCCGGCGACACCCTCAAATGGGTGAAAACGCTGGCCGACTACTCCGCTGCCGACGGCTGGGTCCTGTCCTACGTTTTCATCAACGCCGCCGCCAAATTCAGCATCACCGCCACTGCCAGCGGCTCAGACTTTGCCGTCACCGTGGCCGCTGCCACCACCGCAGCCTATGCCGCTGGCGCGTATGACTGGCGGGCCCAAGTCAGCAAATCCGGCGAGGTGTACACCGTTAGCACCGGCCGCGCCACTGTCAAGCCCGCATTCAGCGTGGCCACGCTCGACGGCCGCAGCCAGGCCCGCACCTCGCTGGAGGCCATCGAGGCCATGCTCCAAGGCCGCGCCAGCAGCGCTGTGCATGAATACGAGATCGCTGGCCGCCGCCTCAAATACATCCCCGTGCCGGAGCTTTTGCAGCTGCGCGATGCCCTGCGTGCCGACGTGGCCCGTGAAGACACCGCCGCCCGCATTGCCTCTGGCCTGGGCGACAACCGCCGCATTTACGTCAGGTTTGGCCCATGAGCAACCCACGCCCCAGCCTGTGGCAGCGCGCCAAAGCCATCTTCACGCGCACACCGCCTGCCGCCCAGGTGCGCCGCTTCCAGGCCGCCCGCATGGACCGCCTCACAGCAGACTGGTACGCCACCGAAGTCAGCATCAACCAGGAACTGCGCAGCGACCTGAACCTGCTGCGCTCCCGTGGGCGGGAGCTTGTCAACAACAACGACTACGCCCAAAAGTTCAAAGGCATGGTCGCCACCAACATCGTGGGCCCCGACGGCTTCAAGCTCCAGGTGCGTGTGCAAGACGCCCCCGGCAAGCCAGACCGCCTGGCCAACCAGGCTATCGAGGACGGATGGGCCCAATGGTGCCGCGCCTGCGACATCACTGGCCAACAGAGCTTTCGGGACCTGTGCGACACCATTGTTGGCGGTCTGCCGTCCGACGGCGAATTCCTCGTGCGCATGGTGCGCGGCGCCGATGCAAAAAACCGCTTCAACTTCGCGCTGCAGCTGGTCGACGTGGACCGCATCGACACCCTGCACAACGCCGCCGCCACCGCCAACAGCAACGCGGTGATCATGGGGGTGGAGGTGGACGCCTACCGCCGCCCCGTGGCCCTGCACCTGTTCGCCGCCCACCCCAATGACGGCACCCACGGCAGCCGCCAGCGCATCCGCGTGCCCGTGGGCGAGACGCTGCACCGCTTCAAAGTCTCCCGCGCCGAGCAAATGCGCGGCATCCCGTGGATGGCCCCCGGCATGCTCAGCCTGCACCACCTGGGCGGCTTCAAGCTCGCAGCCCTGCTGGCCGCAGAGCACGGCGCCAACCACTACGGCTTTTTCACCAAACCCGAAGGCGCGCCAGTGCCCATTGGCGTGGCAGAAGGCGCCACGCAAGACAACATCACCACCAGCCAGCCCGGTGTGTACGACACCCTGCCCGAAGGCGTCACCTTCCAGCCGCACGAAAGCAAATACCCCAACGAAGTCTTTGGCCCCTTCGTCAAAACCAGCCTGCAGCGCATCGCCAGCGGCTGGGGCGTGGCGTATCACAGCCTGGCCAATGACCTCGAAGGTGTGAGTTTTTCCAGCATCCGCAGCGGCACCCTGGAAGAGCGCGACCGCTGGGCCGCAGACCAGCAATGGTTTGCCGACGCCTTCCTCACCCCCGTGTACCTGGCCTGGCTGCAAATGGCCCTGCTCAGCGGCCAGCTCACCATGCCCAACGGCAGCGCGCTTCCCGCAGGCAAGCTGGCCAAATTCAGCGCCCACGAATGGCAGGGCCGCCGCTGGGACTGGGTCGACCCCAAAAACGACATGGAAGC